CTATTCGCACTATCTTTAGAACATAAATAAGGAACACCAGTCTCAACTTGAGATTCAATGATTTTATTCCAAATATTTTGAGCTTTTACTTTTTTACCGAGACCTAACTCAACCGCTCTACCATAGTTATCTTCATATTCATCACCATAACATTCTTGTAATGGTTTAATACCCGCCTTAACAATGTCATTAGGACAAAACAAATACCAATCAGAATTGTTTTTAACAGCATTCATAAAATTATCCGGTAACCATATTGATGTGAATAAATCTTTAGCTCTTAATTCTTCGGACCCAGTGTTTTTCTTAATTTCAAGTAAATCAATAATGTCTTTATGCCAAGGTTCTATATATATCGCAGCGCTTCCAGGTCTTCTACCTTGTTGATTAAAGAAACGAAGAGATTCATTAACAATTTTAAGATATTTTAACAATCCACCCGCAAATCCACCTGAAGAATTAATACGACTCTCTTTACTACGAATATTAGACATACACAATCCAATTCCCGCGGCATCTGAAGAATATGTTGAAATGTCGTTTAATGTTTCCAACAATCCCTGTCTAGAATCACCATTGTTATAATGTAATACACAAGACGCCAATTGAGGTGTTTTTGTACCCGCATTAATCATAATAGGTGTCGCTGGTGATATTATCTGATTTGATAATGATTCGTAATATGATACAGCCTCTTCAAATGATTTTGTCACCCATAAAGCCACCCTCATATACATATGTTGTGGTCTTTCTATTACTTTACCTTGAGGTGTTTTTAACAAATACATTTCTTGTAATGACCTCCAAGCAAAATAGTCAAAATTGTAATCATTCTCGTGATTAATAACAGAATCAATATTTTCTGAACCATATTTTTCAATAGTCTCCATTAATTTATCATTTATCACACCATCAGTGTGTAATACACTCATTGTATTACAAAAACTTTCATCAGTCTCTTTATGGTAAGAAGAAATCGCCACAGAAGATGCTAAACGAGAATAATCGTGATGACTACCGGTGTAAGCCGCAGCAATCTCATAAACTAGTTTATCAAGTTCTTTAGTTGTAATAAAACCCTCTGTTGGTACAGAGGTTATTACTTTAATGAATATCTCATCAGAATTAACATTTAAACCTTTAGCCGCTCGTTTAACTCTATTGTATATTTTTTGGGGATTAAAGGAAACCTCTTCTCCCCCTCTTTTTTTAATCTTTAATGACATCATATTTTATTTAATTAGAAATCTTCGGTAAATGTTAATGATTCACCTAACTTAGCTTTTTGATATTCCATTGTTCTACTTTCAAAAAAGTTTCCTTTAGTCTCAATAGCAATTTGTTCCATAAATTTAAATGGTTGTTCTACATTAAAATGTTTTTTACAACCAAATTTAACCAATAAACCATCGGTAACAAATTCAAGGTATTGTTTCATTAGGTTTGAATTCATACCAATTAAAGATACAGGTAATGATTCAGTAATAAACTCTTTTTCAATCTCTAAAGCTGATAATAATATTTCTTTAATTCTTTTTTCACTTGGTTTACTCTCAATATGATTGTTTATCAAATGAATAGCAAAATCACAATGTAAATTTTCATCTTTAAAAATAAGAGTATTAGCATTACATAATCCTTGCATAATACCTCTTGATTTTAACCAAAAAATAGAACAGAACGACCCTGAAAAGAATATCCCTTCAACCGCAGCAAACGCAATTAATCTCTCTTGGAAAGAACTACTTTCTATCCATTTCAACGCCCAACTAGCCTTTTTCTGAACAGCCGGTAATCTATCAATAGCGTGAAAACATTCATCTTTTTCATCAGGGTCGGACACATAGGTATCAATCAATAATGAATACATTAATGAATGGATATTCTCCATCATAATTTGGAATCCGTAGAAAAACTTTGCTTCAGCATACTGAACTTCTTTTAAAAAGTTTTCCGCCAAATTTTCATTCACAATCCCATCTGACGCTGCGAAAAACGCCAATACATTTTTAATGAAATATCTTTCATTATCAGATAAATTTTCCCAATCTCTAATATCATTTGATAAATCTACTTCTTCTGCCGTCCAAAACGCAGCTTGATGTTGTTTATAGTATTCCCAAATATCATCATGTTCAATTGGGAATATGACAAATCTGTCATTATTTGGTTTTAATATTTTTTCCATTTTATTTAATTTTTTTGTTGTTCTTTTTGTTTTCTCTTATCTAACAAATCTTTAATTCGTTGTCTGTTTCTTTCTTCCGTTTGTTCTTCCAACCCTAAAAAGGTTACAGAACTTTCTGTATCAATCTCTAACATACCATTATCAAACTTACAATTTTCAAATACAACACCATCATCACCAATTCGTGATTTAGTAATCGCAATTGTTGCTAGTTTCATTTCTTTCTGTTGTAGTGATTTTGCCACCGAAATAATTACGTGTCCAACCTGAGCTTTCTTGATAGACCCACCCATTTGGTCAGTAGTTACAACATCTGATGAAATTGAACTTCTATTACCTTGTGTTGCTGTCCACCCAACCATATCCAATTCGTGACACATAGATTCAAACGCTCTCATTACAGAACCTTCTGATTTCCATTCATCACCTAAATTTCTATCAGGAACAACACAATCAATATAATCTAATAAAACCATATCAATTTTAACTCCCTCGGAAACCATTTTTCTAATTTGGTTTTTAATTTGCATCATTGTCATTGTGTCAGATGGGAGTTTTTTCAAGATAAGTTTATTACTCATCGAGTCTTTAACCTCATTTACTTTAAGAATAACCTCATCTTTTCTAGTGGATAATTCATCCGGATGAATTTTAGTCCATAATGTAATGTGTTTTCTTTGAATAATTTTTGGATTATCCTCGAAAAATATTTGTAATACATTGTATCCCAAGTTAAATGCGTGATTAGCAACTTTGGTTAATAATGTAGATTTCCCAACACCTGTTGGTGCCAAAATAACCCCAATTTCTCCTTTAGCTAAACCCCCTTTTAAGAGTCTATCTATACCCGGAATACCCATTGGTATCGGATGACGATAATCTTCATTTAAAACATCGTCCAAGTTGTGAAAAACATCTTCAGTACCCTTGTCTAACTCACCCACTTGAAGGGCTTTACTAACCAATTGTTCTAAAGTGTCGTAATTCTCAAATTCACCACCATCGATGATTTTTTGAGCTTTAACCATAACTTTTTGCAACTCTTGTTGTTTACAGAATTTCATAGATTTTTCCTGTACAAACTCTTCCCCTTCAGTTGGGGCTTCTTTCACTTTATTAAGTGTGTCAATAACTATTTTTGACGCTGTAGCCTGTTGTAGCTCAGATTTGGTGATTTGTTCTAAAGTATCAAATGTTGGTGTATGTTCGTATTTTGAGTAATACTCCTTAATCATTTGAATGATGATTTTGAAATATTTATTCTCAAAATAACTTGTTTCAATCACATCAATAATTGACCTAGAGAAGTCTTTATCGATGACGATTTGGTTTAATAATTGTAGCTGAAATGTGCTACCTAAGTAATCAAAATTTTTGTTTGAAGCCATATATTTTCTTTTAGTGTATTAGATAAATACTATACACTTAGACTAACTTCCATGTAGTCGTATGTTAAATTTTCGTCAGAAAAAATGTCAGTCAATGACATAAGTAAATTTTTTAGGTGTGGGCGTACATCCACAGTGTATCTTACCTTCGGAGGGTATATTTTAGCGTCCACCTGTCTATGACAAATTGTCACATCATTTTGTTTGATAAAAATATTAAAGTACTCCGGACCATCAATAAATGATGTTTCTAAAATAGCCGGGTTGTTAATAATTTCGTACATATTGTCCGTCATATACGTCACCGTTTTCAATGATAATTGAGTTTGGATATCATCCTTAAAGTCACGAATTAATTCGTATAACTCTAACGAATACTTCGCCTTTTCGTTAAATTCTCTAACGTTAAAAAATCTCTGTACAATGATGTTATCATTTACCATCATTAAGAATTCTAATTTTACCGATTCTTGGTCTTTCATAATTTTAATTAATTGTTTTTATAATTTCGTTTTTCTTTTCTTGTTAATTTCATAAAGGGCCTAACAAAATTCACCCATGCATCATCACCTTTTGGTAGATACTTAAAAAACCCGTCTTCCATCATCATTTTAATTAATCCCTTATAACCCCTACCATCAGGGTCTAAAGTTTCCTTATAATATAACTCAACAAGCTCTTTAGCATCATCAGTTATTAATGGAGAGGACAAATTTATGATTTTTTCGTTAATAACAAAAAATTCTTCACCATAAATTCCACTTTTTGTTTTACCGGACAAAAGATTTTGTAATGTCTTGTTTCCTTTGTTCTCCTTTAATAGATTATCAGCCTTTTCTAAAATATCGGTAATTGAAACCGGTTTTTCAAGTAGCTCAGGAAAAAATTTTATAAGAGTTTTTTCTCCCAATCCTGAAATACCATCAATGTTGTCCGATTTATCCCCCGACAATATTTTATAAGTTTTAATGTTTTCGTGGGGAAATTCGTAAAAATCACATTTGATTTTACTTCCTAAATGATAAGTTTGTTTGGTTCTCGGATAAAACACCGATACCTTGTCCGATATAAGTTGGGTAAGGTCTTTATCCCCCGAATAGATGGTCTTTTGTTCGTTTTCCGAGATTTGGCAATAATAAGCAATCAAA